TTTTAGACACACCGTCTTTATTACACTGAGAGGTGAAGATCATCTTAAGACTATCCTCAAATTCAGGAACTGTGTGATTACAAGCCAGATAAATCTGGCCCTTCAAACACACAGCTTTTCCTGGCCTAGAAATATTATCACCACGCACAGAAGTCAGTGAGTAGCAATTCTTCGCAAACTGATTTAGAAAATCAATAAGCGTCAGTCCCTTCATGGACAATATCTGAGGTGAGAGATCTAAAGGACTGAGAGTGTACGTATTCTTATACCATACATTCTCTTTCTCACCATGATCATCAGGCTTAGGCTTCGTCTGAGCTGCGCCCTGAACAGCAAATGTCCGCGATGTCAGTTTATAAATAGCTGAACCTGTTGCTAGAAATCCTACGAGTCCAATCAAAAATTTTGGGTGACCTATGTTTGACTGAACTCTCTTTCCTAGTGTGGTCCAAAAGATACTTTGATCGTGCTTGAACTGCTTGAGTTTGCAACGGAAAAACCGCCATAACCTAAACCTATAGTACCACTCTGCAAAGTGTGCGATGAGAATTGACCCAACGTGAATCACAACTGACCAGATTAACCAGCGCTTAAGGAAAGTGTTTATGTCATTTGACTGCACACAAACACACATCTTAATTGGTAGGAAGCACGATAAACATAACTTCGTATCTCTCAATTGGCTTATTGAGCTAGACACTTTGCTTTGATTTCGATCATGAGCGTCAATAGCTTCATTGTACCACTGTAAAAATTCTACTAAATTCAAATTCTTATGGGTAACAACTAACTCTGGACGACCTTTCTTACCTACTGGCACAGCAACAACCTTCTTAATAGACCAAGACCACAAATCTGGATAACCTGTGGTATCGGGAACTTTAGAAGAGTCTAACATACCACCTTCTCCTCTGTAACATTCAAGTACAGTGGGTATGATGATATATGGGAAACGTCTCTGAGCTGCCGAAGGGCACGAGAAGTAGTAGTAAGCATTCAAATGTTCTGTGTTAGTGGTAGCTATACACAGTTTGCACCGAAGAGGCGTTCTACCTTTATCTGTCAATGATGCCTGATCAGGGACAAATGGTACCGCGTTGATGATGTGGATAAACTCCATACAAGATGGGTCTCCTCCTGGGGCTGCATTGGGATTCATAAAGGCTACATCATCTAAGATGACAGCCCACTGTGCGGTCGTGAAACCATCCCAGAATTTAGCTACAGGGTTGCGAGTGTAACAAAACGAAGAATCTAAGGGTAGACCCTTCTTCTTACCGTAGTGATAGAAAAGCATATCTTTAATAGTAGACTTTCCTATGCCTGAGTCTCCACATACAAGTACGGGAAACGGTGGAAGTCTTGACTCTCTGGCTTTTTTTCGTCATAAGTTCACATTTCAACATGTGCAACTCGTTAACAATCGTTCGGACAGCAGTGCGTTCAGCTTTACCAACACGCACGGC